ATGCTCTTCGCTTCGATTGGCAGATATTGACCGATGAGATGAAGTTTGAGAGAGAGTTTCGTGAGGGTGTGAGGAAAGACACAGAGAAGATGATGAACTCATTTACCCAGAGGGAGCATATTCAGATGGCTTTCATCCCCCTCATCTTTGCTGACCTCGCATTTAATTATGCCGACAAGTGCAGGAGATATGCGGCAGACCAACGCATCGAAATCCTCAAAAAACTCGGCAGAGCCTATGATGAGGTTAAGCGTAACTACTTCGACTCTGTGAGCAAAGACCTCGACCGAACCCATCAGAGGAACGTGGAGCAAGAGATGGCTCGTTTCAAGGAAGAATACCGAAAGGACTTTACTATCCTTTGGTTCTCTGTAAATTCAGAGTTCAAGAAGAAGATGCCCGATTATCCGTATTCCGATATGCGGACGGATGCCATCTGTGGAATGTTGATGGTGGATTTGTTGTACCAAAACAACACCCACATGGATGAGGTCATCGCAGAAAGACTTGGAGAGAAGAGACAAAGCATCCATGACCCTAAGATTGATGCCTTGCGTTCCATCCTCGATGCTTATGCAGGAGAGGTCGGACAATTCGACTATAAGAATGAAAACGTAGAACTCGCTAAGAATATCATATTACGTAGAGTAAATGAGATAGAGTTTAATATTACAAACGATTAAATATTAATTATTATGCAACATTACATTGAGTGCAAAGTCCGCTATCAGAAGACGATGGAGGATGGAACTGAGAAGATGGTGAATGAGCCATACTTGGTGGATGCCCTCAGCTTCACAGAAGCAGAGAGCCGTATAACGGATGAAATGTCTGTTTACATTTCGGGAGAGTTCAGAGTGGATGCCGTCAAGAAGTGCAACGCTTCTGAGGTTCTGTTTAGCGATGTGGATGATGATGACAAGTGGTATAAGGCAAAACTCCAATTCATCACCATTGATGAGAAGACCGAAAAGGAGAAACGTTCAAACACTACTTATCTCGTACAAGCGAAATCACTTGCAAGAGCCTTGCGTTATGTCGATGAGTTTATGGGAAAGACCATGATAGACTATGACATCGTAGGACTTAACGAGACAAAGATAATGGATGTTTTCAAGTACGAACCAAAGACAGAGGAGGAAAAGAAAGATGGAAACAAAGAAGCCTAAGAATATCACGGTCGATTTATCCAAGTTCCAGCCTAACATACTCGAAAGAGCGGTATCTCTTGAAATCGCAAAGTCCTTTGAGCCTGTAATCAATCCAAATGAGCCGATTACAATCAACATGGCGGTATCGAATGCCTTTTTGTCGGGAATTGCCTTTGCAAGAAGAGGTATGACCGATGAAGAGAAAGAAGACCTCAGAAAGGTGCTTGCAGATAGTATCAAGCGTATTGAGGAAAACGACAAACAAGATATGCAAGGACATGGAGTATAGAGTTTTCTTCGATAAGGTCTCTTTGATGCGTATGAAGCAAAAGGAGTATTTCAAGACCAGAAGCAAGGCGGCACTCGAAGCAAGTAAGGCTCTCGAAAGGGAGATAGACAATGAGATTGAGAGGGTGAACAAAATCATCGGTATCAATCCATCCAAGAGTGAACCGACACAAGGAAATCTCTTCGACAACGCACCGAAATGAGATGGAACGATAAACTATAAGCCCAACGGCTGAAAATGCGAGAGGTGGCGGTTTCTGTGCGAAATCTGCCATCTCTCCTAATGCTATCAATATATTCAACGATATAATGATATAGTATATATATTATATAGACGTAATAATAACAAAATACGTAGTACGCAATATGGCATCATTAAATCAAGCGACAATCATCGGTTTTCTTGGTGACAATCCCAAGATAAACACGACCCAGAACGGCAGGAAGATGGCGAGTTTTTCAGTAGCCACGACCGAAAAGGGGTATCAAAAACGAGATGGAACGGTCATACAAGACAAAACAGAATGGCATAACGTGGTCATTTGGGGCAGTCTCGCAGAGATAGCTGAGAAGTATCTCCATCGTGGTAGTTCTGTCTTTGTGCAAGGAAAGATAAGGACAAGAGCCTACGATGACAGAAACGGAGTCAAGAAGTACATAACGGAGATAGATGCGGACACGTTGCAAATGCTCGACCGAAAGCCGAATGAGCAGCATCAATCCCAGAACTACAACAATAACGCTCCATTTCCACCACAACCGCAACAACCATCACCACAACCAAAGAATGATGATGATTTGCCATTCTAACACAAAGAAAGTAAGACTATGAGACATCTTGAAAGTCAGATACAAATCGGGTGTGTTCAGTGGTTTCGTCTCGCCTATCCCCAACTTGCGATATTGCTCTTTGCCGTTCCCAATGGTGGAGCGAGAAAGCGAGTTGAGGGGGCGATAATGAAAGCAGAGGGAACACAAAAGGGAGTGGCGGATTTGTTGCTCCTTTTCCCATCGAAATCTTATCACGGTCTTTGTATCGAAATGAAGACACCGACAGGCAAGCAGCAACCATCTCAAAAGTTATGGCAGCGCAAAGCCGAATGGGCAGGATATAAATACGTGATTTGTCGGTCTTTTGATGATTTTAAGTCGGAAATCGAGCAATATTTGCATGAAAATGGCTAATTATCATTAAAATAGTGCTTATTACGCACTTCTTTTATTATCTTTGCGACTGAAATTATAATTTTAGTACGTATTAGGATGAAAAAAGAAATTGCGCAAATAGAACCGAATATCGTAAATTTTACGGTATTGCCACTTGATATACTGGAACTCAATGAGGGTCAGTTAGAGGGATTGCCGTCTAATCCTCGTGAGATTGAGGATAGGAAATTCGAACTACTCAAAGAGAATATCAAGAAATATCCTCAGTTCCTCCAATATAATATGCTTAAAGTATATAAATATTATAATAATATAGAGAATACCGATAAGTATATTATAATTGGGGGAAATATGCGTTTTAGGGCTATGAAGTCACTTGGTTTCAAGTCCGCTCCTTGCGCAATCATTTCACCAGACACAACAATCGAAGAACTAAAGGCATACACCATCCTCGATAATAACTCATTCGGTCGTTACGAATGGGCGGCACTCGCTAATGAGTGGGATGAAGCCCAACTAACGGATTGGGGTACAGACCTACCAATTATGGAGAGTGAGATAAATGTCGATGAGTTCTTTGACAACCTCGATGATGACGAAACCAAGGACAACAAGGCGAAAATCATTGTCAAGCTCCCCTCAGACCTCGAAAACGACAAGGAAGAGATAAAACATATCATTGAGTCCGCACTCGCTGATTATTCGGGTATCACCATCAAATAACATCGTAGCCTTATGAAAGTATATGAAGCATCCCCAAAGTCAAGGGGTGAGGTCGTGGAAGTAATGAGGTCATTCATTGATGGAGAAAAGACTTCCAGAGATTTCTTCGATGGTGATATGCGTAATCTCAACATCCTCGAAAGTTTCTATTATCTGAGGAAACATGAGAAATTCATGGATTTGGTCAGTCATTTCGGCTCGTTCCTGTTGGATAGTGGTGCATATACATTCATGGCAGGGTCTCATAAAGGTGCTATTGATTGGGATGAGTATGTTGAGAGTTATGCCAACTTCATCAACAAATACGACATCAAACTATTCTTTGAACTCGACATTGATAGTGTGGTAGGTCTTCAAGAGGTGGAGAGACTGAGGGCGAAACTCGAAACGATGACCAACAAGAAGCCCATTCCTGTATGGCACAAGAACAGAGGAAAGGAATACTTCATCAAGATGTGTGAGGAATATCCATACGTGGCACTTGGTGGAATTGTGACAAAGGAGATACCACGAAAGAAGTATGAGTCGGCTTTCCCTTGGTTCATCAATACCGCACATGAGCATGGGGCGAAAATTCATGGTTTGGGATATACAAACATCGCCAACTTGAAAAAGTATCATTTCGACTCTGTGGATAGCACCGCATGGCTTTGTGGTAATAGAGGGGGGTATCTCTATAAGTTCAACCCATCGACCGAAAAGATGGAACAGATAACGAAAG